ATAACTATCTGGATTATCAGGGGTCTAAGAAAATCCCTCCTCTTAAATCTAGAATGGCGGATAACTTCCAACTCTTATATGCACCGGATATAGATTATTCTGATATAAAACAAAAGTTTGAAGAAGTATATGAACGAAATAGAGTTTATGTCTTAAGAGCTATATACTCTAATGCATATAAACTGGATAACCAATTCTATGATAAATTTATAATCATTCTCATTAAAGTAATGACTATGATAGATATGATATCAGAAGTATTCAATTATCTTATTCGAACAGATGTGTTCGACTCAAGAACTATACGTTTCTTGTTTGAATCGTATGGAGTAGACTATTACTCTGAAATTCCTACAAGATATCAAGTTGCTATGATTAAGAATATGAATATGCTTCTCAAATATAAATCTACAAATAGAAATATTATAGATATCTGTAGCCTGTTTGGTTGTCCTAATCTGGAAGTGTTTAAATATTACATTATGAAGGAAAGAAGCTCGAATGAGCTCGTTTTCCATGAAGACGGTACAGAAGACTATGAAAACAATTATACGTTAAAATTCATAAAAGTGCCTCTCCAACAAGACCTAGATAGGTATACTCAGGCGGTCGAAAATAAAATTCCATACGATGAAATCACTTCTCAAGATCCATTTTGGTATGCTGTAGATGCTAAAGATTCTGACGTATTATCTTATGATGATACTCAGAGATTTATAGCAATGAAGAAGAAAGAAATCTTAAGTAAAGAATTCTCTTATGAAAGAACCAAGTATCTTTCTATAGATACCACATATGATGTAGCAGATATGTCGCAACAGATTTGCTATTTCTATAATCTTTTATATGATAAATGGTATGACGGCGATTACTTTACAGTAGAAATTCCTAAGTATTCTGAAACGCCAATTAAGATAGGCTATGTGTTCTGTTTCTTAACAGCTATGGGTTATGTATATAATGGCGTAGAAGATGATATTATAACAGCAAGTTTCGAAAAGAATATGCATCTGTATGGATTTAATCTCGATCCAAACGAGATAGTTGATATGGAACCAGGAGTTCCTTGGGATGAACGAACAATAGAAAATCTATGGTGTATCCTTAAACGAGATCATGATATAGATATTTCTAATGTACATATAAGAGAAGAACTTTTCGGCGGAGATGACTTCTACTTCTCTGATGAACCGCATGGTGTTGACGATGTATCTTCATTTATAAATATACTCGAAAATAATACAGATATAGCAAAGCATATAGAAAGTATTCTTATTGAAGAAGCAGAAAAAGATAGATTTGATTTATACTTTGCTATATATAAATCTCTTATGCTTAGAGAATTCACTACAGACTACTATGAAGTGAATGGTGTTGTTCCACGTACTTATTCTGAATTCTTAATGAGTCAGTGTCCGGATTTATTCCAAATCTTAGAAGAAGCTAAGAATATCGATAATGACGAAAAGAGAAAGATTTATGTAAGTGATGTAATGGATAATGTATTATATGCATTAGAAGCCATATTCTCTCAAGAGAATTTCGGTTATATCTATAATGTAGTGCCAACAAGAAACCAATCATTCTTGACTCAATGTATTATCAAAGTAGTAAACTTTTTCAAATCATATAAAACACAGATGATAGGATTTGCTGCTGTATATAAACTGGATGATAAATTGGATAATTATATTAAGATATTAGAAGAGATAGAAACGACTGCTGCAATTAATCCTATAGATGTAATGCAACCGGTAGAACATTCTTCTATTATATCTGAATTCGATATTAAAGATTCAGTAGATATATTTGAACGAGCATTTATAAAACCTGTCACTGTTGTATAAGGAGGTAAACCCAATGGGAAATAAGAAGATTTTAGAATATAGTAATGGTATTATCAAAGATACAAAAGTTGTTATAAGAGCACAAGAAATACTTCCTTCTGGTGAACCTATGTTTAGAGTCATTGAAGGAAAGAACAGAACGATTGTTTCTGGATCAGAAGTAAATGCTAATAAGCTTTTTAACTTTGGTACAGGTCCTTGTTTTATGAGCAATAATAAAACCGGTGATTATGGCGAATACACTCACTATTCTTCTAAGATAGTAAATTATGATACTGCCATGGCAGCAAATGGAAAGACTTTATACTTCCCGGCAAGTATGGTTCCATATAATAGCGTAAACTATTCTTTTGAAGAATCAAGAAAGATATATCTTTTCTGTTGTGGTATAGATGGATGCGGCCTTGAAGATTCAAGAAAGTTTGCAGTATTAAAGGATAAGTGGATTGCTCCATATGGTCCACTTAGAACTGGTAACGTTGATGAAACAGATGTAAACGTTACGTCTTGTCTTGTACCATTTAGATATCAGCAGTTACTTAATGGCCAGAACGATTTATCGGATGCAGAAAGACATGTATACTTCGGTAGATCTCTTATGACCGGAACTGATGGCACATATGCGGCTTACTTCTTTAAGACATTTGATGCTGCACCAGAATTAGTGGAGAGATACGAAGACGGCACAAGCTTTGCTGACCTTTCAGAAAGTTCTATTTGGGTAGCAAACAAGACTACTGAACCAGAAGTATGTGTTAAACTTAGAATGTCAGTATCAAATACAGATATCAAGGAATGGTTTGACCATACTACAGGACAGGGTACTTGTAGAGTAAACTGTATCTCACTTTGTTCTGCTATTCCATATATTGAAACAGGTCAGCAGGTTGAAGAAGATCCTATTATATACTTTAAGGATATCAGACCTATTACAAGATATAACTTTAATAACGAATCACTTCAGGAGTCAACTAAAGCACTTGACATTACATATTACTTATATTTCTAATAACATAAAAGTAATCAGATAATGATTAAGGTGTTTTACAAGTTTCTCCGATTAAAATAAGAAAAATCAGAATTCTCGAACATGGAATGAATCCCGTAGGATAACTCCTACGGGAAAATTCTTTTTTACAGCATATATAACTTTAAAATAATTCTGAGGATGCTATGATATAATTGGATAAATACGAAAGTCGTTCAATGATGTAGTGCTGCACTTGGCAGCATAAAAACCAAAAGCTCCTTTCATGATAGTTGCGGTCTAATCGAACCTTCGACAAGACAGCTATGAAGATGGATAAAAATAATGAGCATCCTCAGAATGTTTTTAAAGATATTTTCCCAAATTACGGGCTTTTATAAACTTCGTTTAACTTCTAAACATTTATTTTTTGGTTCATTGTTTGAATTTTCCCGTGGGTGTTAAACCCACGGGATATTTTTTATTCATCTGGAAATACTTTATTAAGATCCATAGTTGTATACTTAAGAGTACCATCATGGAAAGCTTTCATGGCAATATTCTTAAGTGTAGATTGGATTTGAGCGGAAGCTATACCTACATTATCCATTCCGATAATATAGAAGAAGTCACCTATACACTTATTACAGAAAGCATGAGATTTTCCTACTCCATGGCAGAGAGATGCAAATCTCATTTTAACTGTTTTTCCTTCATACTTATCCTTATTAGTAGAATCGAGTCTAATAAGTTTAGAACCTTCTACTATATACGAATACATCATCTGGTCTAAATAGTTACCTTTAAGTGTAACTGTGATGGTGTGCTTACTACCGCAATCAGATCCTTTAGGGCCTATAGTCATATCCTGGAATGCAGAAACATATCTCTTTTCATTCCAACCACCAATAGCGGTTTTAGCCGCTCTTGAATATGGACCTGCGGCGAGAGAGTTGGCGATTTTAGAATACTCTTCTTTAGAAACACCATCTGCATAGTTGGATGTGATTACATTGTATTTGCCTGTAATAGCATCTTTTTGAGCACCCTTAATTACATACATATTCTTAAAGTTATTTTCCCAAGAACCAACTCCTGAATCATAGTAGTCCATACTTGGGTCATCTTTAAGAACTTCTTTACAGTAATCAAGCAGTTCTTTTTCGATCTTATCAGCGATAAGAGCATCACCTGCTTCGATTTCTTTAGCGTACTTCTTGCAGAGTTCTTCTTTCTTAGGTCGAATAATAGCAGAGATATTAAACATATTCTCTGTAATAGAAACTGATACGGCAGAAGAATAAGCCTGAAACTTCTGTTGAGTGAGTATGTACTTCTTCAATACTTCAAGAGGTACTCTTCCTTCATTAACAGCATATGATATCTGCTTATTGAGTTTACCGATAAGCTTTTTAGTAAGAGGCTCATTAATATAACCTATTTCTTCTAAAAGACCTTCTTCGATAAAAGCCTTATTGAATATAAATCTTCCTACAGTTGTAGTTACCGCATTTTTGTTCTTCTTAGTTGTACCAAAAGAATTAGGCGGAATAGTCATTATATCGTATGGATTGAATCTAGCTTTACGGTCTTCAAAAGATGCAAAGAGATCCATAAATACAGATATCTTACAAGCATCATAGGGAGTTAACTTTATAAGTTCTTCTGTCTCTTCTTTAGTTATAACTCTGGACTCACGTTTTTTAACTGGTTTAGCTTTCATAGCTACACCTCCTTTATATGATTGTTTTACAAAAATATCTTAGGGTAAACTTATATATATAATAAGTTTGGTTATATATTATACATACGTAGAAAGGAGTGTTGATCAATGGCCAGGATACTTATACCAGGAAGAAAATTTGAAGACTCGACTAAAAAAGAAGAGATGATTCCTAGTGAATCATCTGATAATTTGTCTAAATCTACAAAAGAGATTAAGACAATGAAAACTAATATTATAGTTGTCAATAAG